AGTTAAATATGTGGCAAGAGCGGGTAAGAAAGACCCTGCAAAAGAATTGGAAGACCTCAAGAAAGCGGCATTCTATTTAGATAGAAAAATTAAAAACTTAGAAAACAATGGCTAAAATTTATTGGTTAACAGGACAACCTGGAGCAGGGAAAACCACAATCGCAAAATACATTTGTAATAATCTTTTGACTCAAAATTCATTCAATGTTGATGGAGATGACATCAGAGAATTATTTGATAATAAAGATTATTCGGAACAAGGAAGAAGAAAAAATATTGAGTTAGCACAACAACTATCCCAATATCTTTTATCTAAAGGACATAATGTTATTGTATCGTTAGTTTCACCTTATAAAGACCAAAGAGAAAACTTTAAGAAAAAAATAGGAGATAATCTTGTTGAATTTTACGTTCATACAACAGAGGTAAGAGGACGTGAGAATTTCTTTGTAGAAAACTATGAAGCTCCAACTGAGCTTTTCGTAGATATCAATACTGATAATAAAACGGTTCAAGAATGTGCTAGAACAATTCTGGCGTACGAATATTAATATGGAAAAAATACACGTAGAGGGAGACCCAAAATTAAAAAACAGTGTCGGTAAACAATATTCAATGTTTATCGGAAGATGGCAGCCATGGCATGCTGGTCATAGATGGTTAATAGACCAAAGATTAGAACAAGGAAAAAATGTTTTAATTTGTATTAGGGATGTTGAACCTGATGAAAAAAATCCTTTCACAGCCAATCAAGTTCATTCAAACATAATTGTTGAATTGTTGGATTTAATTAGTGAAGGAAGGGTTGAAGTTATTAAAATCCCTGATATAGAGTCAGTTAATTTCGGAAGGGGAGTCGGTTATGATGTTATCGAACATATACCACCACAAGAAGTAAGTGAAATATCCGCAACTAAAATTAGGGAACAATTAAAACAAGAAGGAAAATTATAATGTTAGAAACTAATAAAATAATTAATGGGGATTGTGTAAAAGTGATGGCGAGTCTTCCTGAGTCTTGTGTAGACTTGATAGTAACTTCACCTCCCTATAATGTGGGGATTGAATACGATAAACATCAAGATAGGCAATCTATGGAAGACTATTGGCAATTTACCAAGGATTGGTTATCAGAATCTTTTAGAATATTGAAAGATGATGGTAGAATTGCGGTAAACATTCCTTATGAAGTTAACGTACAAGAAAGAGGTGGTAGAATATTATTCATGTCTGAATTTTATATGATAATGAAAAACTTAGGGTTTAAGTTTTATGGATTAGTTGATTTGAACGAACAATCACCACATAGAAGTAAGACTACTGCTTGGGGTTCATGGATGTCACCATCTGCACCATACATTTATAATCCCAAAGAATGTGTAATTTTGGCGTATAAAAAAAATCATATTAAAAAAATCAAAGGAGAACCTGAATGGGTTGGGGAAATTATTGATGTTGAACAAGAAGACGGAACAACCAAAAAGAAAACAGTATATCAGGAAGAACATAAAAAAGAGTTTATGGATTTAGTTTATGGTCAATGGGATTATTTTGCAGATACAAAACAAATGACCAAGGCAACTTTCTCAATGGATATTCCAATGAAGGCAATCAAAATTCTTACGTATAGAAATGATGTTGTTCTTGACCCGTTCACAGGAAGTGGTACCAGCTTATGTGCTGCAGAAATTAGTGGACGAAGATGGATTGGTATTGAATTAAGTGAAAATTATTGTAAAGTTGCTAAAGATAGAGTCCAACACTTTATTGATAAAAACAAACAAATGGAATTAGGTTTATAATAAAAGGGTCAATGACCCTTTTTTTATTTATATAGATATTTATATAGAAAATAAAAGATGGCGGAAATCATTATATCTAAAAAACAACTTGCCGTAATTCAAGAAAATATTTCTAAAGAAAATAATAGAAAATTAGCAAATGAAAATTGGGAAAAATTTTCTACAGAAGAAAAAGAATTTGTAGTTGAATTTTTAAAAAAATTATACCCAAGTAAATCAAAAAAATTAAATGAAAGCAGTTGGTATAATACTTTGGGAGACATCGTAGGTATTTTTGACCCGACGGGAGTGGTTGATTTGGTTAATGGAATTTCTTATATCTCCCAAGGGGATAATTTATTTGGATTTTTATCTCTAATATCAGCAGTCCCATATATTGGTGATATTGTTGCAAAACCTGTTATGGGTGCCCTAAAAGTTGGTGCACCAAGTGCAAAAGCTTTAGAGGGAGTGTTAAAATTATCTAAAGCGGGTAAATCTGTAGAAGCCGCTGCTGAACTTGAAAAACTAACAGCGAGTGGTGGTATTATAGGTAATTTTGTTGGAGGATTTGGAAAAATTGCAGGAAAAGTTAGAGGATTTATTGAAAGAATGCCTATGGGACCTTTTAAAGGTCTAAAAAATACAATATTAGAATGGTTCAATTTATTTGAAAAAGGTGCAACTAAAGGTGCTGCCGTAAGAACTGCGGGCGTTGATTTAGCGACAAAAATTAAAGGAATTCCTGCAGGTACGGGTGGACTTTTAAGATTAAGTAAGGCGGACCAAGTTAAAAACTTAGAGAGTTTAATCAAAATGTCCAAAGAAAGTGGTGGACTTTTTACATCATTTAGAACAACTAAAGGTGCTTTGTCTTGGAAAACATTGTTTGGTGGTATGCCGCAGTTGATGGGTAGAAATAAATCGGTCAGAGCTTTAGCAAGACAAACTAAATGGTGGTTAGGATTTTTAGATTGGATGGGATTAGGAAACTTTGTTGGTCCAGATGAGGCAGTTGCTAAAATGGGACAAGATAAATTTGAATCTAAAGTTGCGCAATACAATCAAACACCACAAGCACAACAATATTTCCAAGATAGTTTTGGTACTGAAGTGCCTCAGGGGGCTCAACAACAAACACAACCTTCACAATCAACAACACAATCATCATCGGCATCGAATCCAATAGGTAATTTTTTCTCATCTCTTTTTGGTAATCAGGTGGCTAAATCGGCAATAACAGCAATTTAATATTAAATTTATAACATGGCAAAAAAAATAATAAGACTTACAGAAAACGATTTAACTAATCTTGTTAAAAGAGTTATTTCAGAACAAAATATGGATAGACAATTCATTAGAGCAATTCAAAGATTCTTAAATAATAAAAAAATTACAGGTGATAATAGACAACCATTAACTGTTGATGGTAAGACAGATATCAATCAAACATCACAAACATCACAAGCGATATCAAAATATCAAACTGCTATTGGATGTAGAAGACCTGATGGAGTGTGGGGAGAAGAAACTTGGAGTAAAATGTCACCACAGGATAGAAAACAATTACAAGACCTTGTTGCAGACGAGGGAGGTCTTATGGACAGATTTTTAAATTGGATTGGTCTCTAATGGAGAAATTAATTAACGAAAGCGGTATACGAGACATTTCGGCTTTGAGGAAGAGATACCCCAAAGCCGAAATTTATTTTCACCAAGATTTAGATGGGGTTACAACAGCAATTGCGATGAAAAAATACCTTGAAGACAATGGTATTGATGTTGTTGGTGCTCATGTAATTCAATATGGTGATAAAGAGTTTTCAGTTAAAAAAAATGATGCAACTGGTGATATAATGCCAGTTCTTGTTGATTTCGCTCATGGTAAACCAATGTTTAAAATTCATACAGACCATCACGATACACAAGTAGGTGTTGAGAAAGGAACATCAAAACAATTCAGGGGTGCTCGTTCCAATGTTGAAACAATATCTCAAGTAGTATCTCCAAAAGATTTATTTCCAACATCAGACGTTTTGTTAATTAATACTGTAGACTCTGCGGATTTTATTAAACATAACATTACCCCTGAAGAAGTTGTAAATTACATTTATAGATTTGATAAAGACAAATCATTACAAAAAAATAAAATGCTATTAGGTTTGGTTATCAATAAATTACTTTTAGCATTCAAAAATAAGCCAGGGTTTTTAGAATGGTTGGTTATGGATTCAGAACCATCGTTACTTTCAATATTAAGAAACGTTAAAGAGTGGATGAAAAAAACCAACTCAGTAGGTCCTGAAGAATTACAATCAAATGCTGATGATTATGCACAACAAATGAAGGATTTTCCTCATGTTAGTGATAATATAATTTATCAGTATGGTGGTGGTAGTATGTTTAAACCAGGTTCCTATGATAGATATACACCATTTAGAAATAATCCTGAAGCTGACTTTTTAATAATGGCTTGGCCGATGGGATTAGTTCAGGCATCATGTAATCCTTTCAAAAAAGATAGAGGACTTAAAGGAGTTAACTTAGGTGAGATAGGTCAAGAGGTATTATCAAGGTGGGAAGGTCAACTTAAAGAAAAAAAAATACCGTTATCAACTATCAAATGGATTAGTGAGACTAGTGTCGGTCCTGAAAGTATTGGTTATACATTCCAAGATTTTGATGCGATATACGGTGGGAAATTTATAGGTATTCCAAAAGGTGAAGAAGCGTTAGGTAAGATTAGAGAGATGATGGAAAAACCATTCAAAGATTTAACAGATAAAGAAAAAAACATATTGGATAGTATTTTGGTAAATGCTTGGGATTTAATTCAATCTAATTCAGGTGGGCACAAATGTATCACAAACATTGGAGGATTGAGTTATTTGGGTAGGGGAACAAGACCACCACAAGGTACATATCGTTATAATCCTGATAGTGAAGACCATCCGTATGTTAAGTTTACAAAAATGATTGCCGACGAATTCAAAACAAAATTGAAAGAAAAGATTCAAGAAGAAAAAGAATCTAAATTAAAATAGATATTCAACAGAGTCACCAGGTTGTATATTAAGACTCTCACAACTACCACCAGCAAGTTCCAAAACTATATTACCTCTTCCACAATAAGAAGGACAAGGCTCTTCATTACATGGGGGACAATCTTGGTGGATATTAACAATTACATTATTTTTTATTATTATTATATCCAATGGGATAATACAATTCTTCATCCAAAAACATTGTTTTTTTCCACCCATTAAAAATAATAAACCATTAAATGATTTGCTAAACCTTTTTCCCATCATTCCAATTCTTTGGGAATCTTTATCAATTAATGTTTTTACTTTAATAATATTTTCGTTAATTTTAACCTTCATACAATATAAATACCATGGATAAAAAAAGATACGTCGGAGTTGCTGTGAAATATAAAAACAAACTTCTTCTATGTAAAAGAAATAGTCAAGGGTCTTATCCTGGAATGTGGTCAATACCAGGTGGCAAGTTAGAGGAAAACGAAACAACACAAGAGGGTGCTAAAAGGGAGTTTTTCGAGGAAACAGACATCAACATTGATGATGTTGAATTAAAATTTGTTGGATTAATTCCAAGACATACTAGAGACGGAATAAAAATAAAAGGTTTAATGTATGTTTATTTATTAGAAACTCAGACTCCAATCTATCCTGACTTATTGAATGCCGTAGATGGAAACGAACATACAGATTGTGGTTATTTTACGTTAGAAGAGATAAAACCTGAAACATCAGGAGAATATTTTTACAAATTAGCTGAAATTATTTTACAATAACAAAAAATTTATTTATCTTTGTAAGACTTTGATGAAAACGGATATATTTATATATCCAAGTCCGAAAGGACGAACATCCCCAAAAAAAAGTTTTACAAAAATTTGACGGTGTCAAAACTATCACTTACCTTTGTGAAACATTTGTCCCACGAGTGTGTGATTCGAGAGAAATACTGAAGCTTGTGGGACTTCTTTTTGGAATAGTTCTTTAATAAATTTGATTACACCCGCTGGTACAACCAGCGCATGACGTGGATAGGTGACCGTGGGGAAGTGGGATTGTAATCATTAAGATATATCGTGAGGTAGAGCAGAGGTAGCTCGGAAGGCTCATAACCTTTAGGTCGGTGGTTCGAATCCATCCCTCGCAACTAAGAATGGGTTGACTAAGGTCGTAAAATCGAGGTTTCCTATTTTTTTAAAAAAAGATTAGACGAATTGAAAAGTTCTTCTTATCTTTGAAAAACAAACGACGAGAGTTGTTAGTTCTTTAACACGGAGAGAAAGTTAACCTGTCCTATTACGAGTAGGGGGTGATTGAAGGTGAATGACACATCTTCAATGGAGAATAACTAAATCAGTTATTATGTTAAAAAATCTTACAAAAAGATTTGATTGTTTCCCAAAACATTCTTACCTTTGTAAGACAAATGAAGGAAAGGGGTAGTAAAGGTTCCAAGTTTACTTGGTCGTAAAGTTTCCCCTTTTCTTCATTATTTAAAAAGTTCTTTGAATAAAAATATTATCGGTTCAGGATGTTGATGATGAGACCTTCGGGTTGATTCTGAGATAAATGATAAGATAAAATGGGCGGTCTATAGTCCATAAAATAAACCATGAAAGTGGTATAAAGTGATTCGTTCTTGATTGGAACGGTTGCGGCTCCCGAAAGGGAGCTCGAGTAGACAAACGAGATATTATCTAACCTTGAGTACTGAGGGTAACACTGTAGGGAAAGTGGTTGGGTAATCAAGCGATGTGGGTCGTTTGGTTGAGGTGGGAACACCAATAAGAATAACTCGTAGAACTGTTGTAAGAAGTATGGTCATCCAACTATACAATTGCGGAGTTCAATATTAGAGTAGACTTAAAACCGAAAGGTAAGAGTTCGTACAGGTGGTGCTGTTGTCCTCCTTACTCTTCACCTACCAAGGTAGGAGTTATGAAGTAGACTTAAAGTATTGAGGTCGGGAGACTTCAAGGTGTAGTTCAGTATCGTCTCGTTCAAAAGATGGGATGGCTGGTTTGACGGACCGCTACATCTATTATCCACAAATCACAATCTTTGTTAAAATTTGGATTCTAACAAATCAATTAATAATACAAGGAAAAGTGTTCGTCAGTCGTGGTAGACAGGTCACTACTTAGTCATGAGTTGTTCATGGCCGTAAAGGGTCCCAAACCCAATACGATTGTTTTGAAAGTTCTCTAATCCCGCAAGGATGAGTTTGGGTGGCAACCTAGAAGAGTGATAAGTAAGAATAGAGTATATTACGACTTAAGGATTGGTTAATCTAATTGACCGTGACTGAGAGGTACTTCTCAAAAGGAAGTGGAAATCGGAGGAATCAAAATAATCTCCTGTAAAGTCTCTCTCAAATTGGTGTATTCTCAACCCTTTTTGCCTTAACCCTGTCCGTTTCTACGGATGGGGTTTTTTGTTTTTTAATATATTTATTTATATGAATTTAGACAAATTAGTAATAGAAGAATTATCTAGAATGAAATCCCTTTTTGGATACGAGAGAGGTAAGGTGATATCTGAACAAGAATTCAATGAAGATGTTATTGGTTCATACGAAAGAAGAGATTTACAGCAAGTAGACCCAGGTGGCTCACATCTTAGTGCAGGTGATAAACAGGCAGATGCTCAAAAAGCCAAGCAACAAGCTGATGATAGACAATTCTATATAAATAAAGAATTTTGTAGTCAAGTTAATGGAACAGTCCCTGAACGTAGTGTAGCTGGATACTACACCATTAAAGCTCACCCTTGGGCTGAAACCGTTAAAACATACAAGGTTACTGATGCGGAAATCAAGGCAGCACAAACAACATGTCCAAATGTGAAAGTTTCAGACACTCAAAAAGCCAAACCAACCGCACCACCATCTATACCATCGGAACTCAAAGATATTAACGGAGTAAAGGCTTTCCAAGATTGGTTAGATGCAAACAAGGCAGGTTGGGCTACAGGGTATGCTAATAATATTTTGAACAAAACAGGTACAGGTTATGGAAGAATGGGTCCAAGAACAACTAAAGCTTGGGGATTATTCAAAGATGAATACATGAACCCTCAAAAACTTGGTTCTGATGTTCCAGATATTACCACGCAACAAATTCAACAAATAAATACAGGACTACAACCCGCACAACAAACACCTACACAACAAGCACCCGCACAACCAACACAAAAATCACCACAACCACCATCAGAACCAGGAGAACCTGGAGAAGAAAGAGATGGTTGGACCTTCGACGAGAAAAGACAAACGTGGTACTAAAATAATTGAAACCCTTCAGACGGAGGGTTTTTTTGTTTTTGGGGATATCAAAAAATTGTCGTATCTTTGTTCTTCAACAAAACCAAAGTATATGTTCGACAAATTTATTGACTTGTGTGTAACTTTTATTCATGACATTTTACCATTCAAAATTGTTGACCAATGGGAAAGTGGTGTTCATTTAAGAGTGGGTAAATTCATTAAAGTTGTGGGACCTGGACTTAATTGGAAGATTCCATTCTTTGATAAGATTTGGGTAACTCCTGTTATAACTCAAACAGTTCACCTCAGACCTCAAACTTTAACAACTCTCGATGAGCGTTCAATCGTATTAACAACAATTGTTCGTTATCACGTATTTAATGTACAAAGTTTTTTATTAAATGTTATGCATGCAAATGATGTCCTTGTTGATATGACTCAAGGAATCATACGAGATATTGTTGAGACAACCAATTGGGAGGATTTAGTGGACCTTACAGAGTTTGTTACCCCCGAAGTTAATGAACAGGTGGTCAAGTGGGGTATTGCAATTGAAGCTGTTAAGTTTCCTGATTTGGGTGAGATTAAAACTTATCGTATAATGACAGATGTTCTTCCAAAAGAAACATCCCACTTAACAGGCTTAATAGAATAATTAATGGGACTTTGGTCCCATTTTTTATTTCCATATGTCCTTATCATAACCTAAAAGATTACAATAGTTCTCTGTTTTACTATATATTAAATCTGCGGTATACTGGTCAAAGTATTCTTGCCATGGAGTCAAATCAATTTTATTTTCATTTTCTTTTTTAAGACAAACTTTCTCAAGTTCACCACTACTTCTAAAAATAGTTGAAAATATAAAAGGTATTTTACAATAATCTTCATACAAGTTTTCAACACGTAGAAAGAAATTAGGTACCCTTGTTGTGTTGTAAGATTCAAGTGCTGGATGATTCAAAGTCAAAGCAAACATTTCATTTAAGAAAGACCTGAATTTAAATTTTCTTTCTTCTAAAGAATCTGAAATTGTATAATATAATGGATTATTTTTTTTAACTGTGAAACAATTCAAGAATTTAAAGTAAGAAACTAATCGTGTATATGGATGTCTTGCAGTACTTATTAATGAATATTGTTCATTATCAGGAAACTTTGATAGTGAATGACCATAACCATCTAAATTTGTTGGACTTAAAGAATTGGATTTTCTTGAATACATATAATTTTTAAAACCACAAGATTTTAAAACTTTATATGAATGGTTTGACCCAGTTTTAGAAGGAAACCATACATACACTCCATGTTCCTCAGAAAATAAAAAAAATTCATCCATTATTTTGTGGTTTCAATTAAATTTACTATTTTTGTCTAACAAATAAAGACATATGAATCTACCACAACACATTATCAAAATTCAACATGAAACCTTTGGTATTTTATTGAATGAAACTTTTGTTAACCCTACACAATTCAAATTATTTTTGAAGATGGTTCAGGGTTGTCTTGAGATGAAGAATGATTTAACATTTTTCAATGGAACAGATTTTTTAGTACATATTCCACACAAACAGTTGGTGAGTTCAATCATCACAACTAATGTGGATTCTTATACTTTAGCAGAACATTTAATTAATAAATCAAAAATGGAGGCATTAGAAACAAAATGAGTACATTAAAAAATATAGTAAAGTGGGGATTATTAGCAACAGTTGTATATGGTGCATATAAGGCGGGACAACATAATGGAAAACAAGCAAATGTTAACCCACAACCAAAACCTGAACCAATCATTGAGTTTGATTCAAATAGCGAAGAGGATTATATTCTTGACTTGATTCGTGAAATAAAAAACAAACCTAATAAAACTCAGAAAGATAGATATAATATTGAATTACTTCAGGTTAAACTGAATCAAATACTTGGCAAAAAATGATAACAGTAGAAAAGATAATCGAATGGTCCAAACCACACCAATTAGATGGTGGTAAAATGACTCGTATCTTCAATGAAGAAGTCGAAGCTTCAATTGTTGGGGGAAGGAGTGGATTATATGGTGACTTTGAAAAAGACTTTGAACTGGCAATATTTGATAGAAAAAATGATGAATTTGTTACAAAGTTTTTTTATTCTGAAGGTAGTGATGACGTTGTTGGTTATATGAGAGGAGAAGATTTAACAGACCTCCTTAATAAAATATTCAGAAAAGGTTTCCAAGTTCGTTAAACTTGGTGGTGGATAACTGTACTAACCGTACGGCCCTAAAAAGAGACTTCGGTCTCTTTTTTTTAGAATTTATAATCATCCCACCATACACCAAATCCACAATTAGTGTAAACAATTTTATTACAATCATCTTTGATGCCATCAACTAATTCATCATATTCTGCCCAATCCCCCATACCAAGGTCTTCACTTATTTCATCGATTGTTTTATAAGTTTCATGACCATCTTCATCTTGGTGTAAAATTTGTGTTTCACCCCAACTCCAATCACATAATACGGTTGTTTCATCATTTTCTAAATCAAGACGTGGATTATGTATCTGAATATAGGCATATTGATTTGGGTCATCATAAAGATTAACTCTGATACCTTCTTTGGGTGTTATTTTATTTAATGATTTTTCAGCGAACTGGTCGGCTTTTTCTTCACCGACTTCTGCGACCAAATCAGGTAAGAATTCTTCCAAGTTGTAGTCCATCATTTTAGCAATAGAAACTACATCAGGATTTGGA